GTTCTCGACAACCGCCGTGGTCAACGACTCGTCGATGAGGTCGCGTAGCATCGCCAGAATGTTCTTCCTGTCTTGCAGGTTCGAACGTTCGGGCAACGCCAACGTGATCTCGCCAACGGTCGTGTACGCAACGGTGGGGGCCGGCTGGATGCCAGTTGCCGTGGAGGCGCTCGTCTGTTCCAGAGTAGGACAGTTGAGACGCATCGTCACCTTCGTCGCTTTCGCAGCCTTCGAGGGCAGACGTGTAGAGATGGTCAGTTGGTCGTAAGCAGCGACAATGCCGCTGCCACGATAATCCCAACGATAAACATCTCCATCGCGCTTTGCCGGGTTGAAGACTCGGTTGACCGGAGTGCCAGCGGCATCGGTCAGGGTAATGGCGGTTTGTTGTGCCATGAGACTCACTTCTGTGGGTTTCGTCATATCTCCTGTTATGACGGGCGTGACAACTGCTAGCGGTAAACATAGGTACCCTTACGGGATCCCACTGTTATCGCCTGAAGCAACGCGATCGCACTAGCAGCATGTGCGAAAGAAACAGGACTCTTAAATTCTGGAAACCGTTGCGACGGAAAAGCACTAAGAACAGATCTATCTTTCTTATAGATGTTGTTCGTAGACTCGACCGTCGGTCCGAGAGCCAGAACTGTGGGATTCCCGCTTTGCTTTGACCCTGGGCGAGTCAAGCACGTTGCATGGTACTCCTTGCTTTCGGTTTTCGTTCCCGAGTGGAAAACCAGCCCGTTATAGGCTGTCAACCCTTCGAGAAAGTTACCGATAGGCAGAAACCAATCTGCCACAAAGGAGAACGGAACTAACTCCCAAGCGACTAGTGCAGGGTTTTGTAACCCGAACACGTTGCCGACGGTGTTAGCCCCGTTTGGAACGGCATACCTTACGGTATACCGAACTTTTCTGCGTACCTCCACATTCTTCTGGTGCCGCCAGGTACCAGTCGGTGTGATATCCGCAGAATAGTTCCTCACCATCCGAGCCGAAGCAGTTGCTTCATGCAGCACGAACTCGTGCTCGTGCAGCAGCCTAGCCAGGTTTTCAGCCTGGTTATAGACGTCGGATAAGAGAGGTTTCCACCCATAGGAGTACTCGAGCCAAGAATTTGAGGCAAATTGCCTCAAATCAGAACCAGAGGCCCGCTTTCGGCGGAACTGGTTGCGGTAAGCTCGAATCTCAGAGATGCTGGTTGTCAACCCCAGCGTCTTCGAGAAGTCTCCTAGGTGTCCTTTCCGGAGTTCGCGGATCGCTTTCGCGATCTTCGTTGCGGTTTGTGCGACCATTGCAGAGGTTTTATGAGCCTCTGCAACAGTCACTCCCGCATCTCCGGAGCTCAGGGACACTCGCGATTGCAGTTTCTGAATCGCTTTGTTTGACGGATCATCACCAGGGTAGACAGTATCGAGAACCTCGACATCCGCACCGAAGAACTTCGCAGATCCTCG